GACATGCTAGCTCAAGCGTTCGACTTGGACTACATAATCGTAGCGGGTGGTTCGTACAACTCGGCAGCGGAAGGTCAGACGGCAACGCCTGCTCAACTATGGTCAAGCACCTACGCTATGGTTTGCAAGGTAGCAGTTGGCAGAGACTTCCGCGAGCCATGCATCGGTCGGTCGTTCCATTGGGGGGCTGATGGTTCGAACATCGACGGAGCTGTTGAAAGCTATCGAGATGAGTCAGTAAGGGCAAACATAGTTCGAATTCGTCACGACGTTGACGAAATCGTTTTGTACGCTCAAGCAGGTCACTTACTCAAGATTGGTTAATCGATGGCAACACGATTTGCACAACAATTCAAACGGACTGGCGTACCTAATATCCTACGACAGTTCGGAGAGACGGCGGTTTACTTTTCCGGTGGCATTGGTGCCGGTAGGGAGATCACTGTTACGGTTGTGCGCGATTCACTAGCGATCATTGCGGAGATTGGCGAGGTGCTGACTCAAGCAATGATCGTGCGTGTTACTAACGATGCCGTTCTTGGCATGTTAGTTACCGACATTGATACCGGGAGGGACCGTATCAGACTCCCACTTGAAGCGGATGGTGTTCCAGAGATTCGGTCGGTTGTGCGTGTGCTTAGCGACGTAAATGGTTTCGTTCGGTTATTGGTTCAGTAGTCTATGTCAACAATATCAATCATCGAGCTGATCGCGTTAGAGATAGTGCGACGGCTAGAACAAATCACAACAGATAACGATTACTCGTTTTCTGTTTGCGATGTCGTGCGACCAGACAGGACAGGCAAAGGATACACGCCGGAAGATAAGTTAATTATCGTCAAGCAAGGCGACTCAACCAAAAACGAAGCCGCTAGCTACCCAGGAAATCCACCTGCGATTGCATACGATGTAACGTTTGAGATCGATTGCTTTCTACGCAGTTCTGATTTCGATGCGGACGAATACAACATAGATCAGAACGAACGTGGCTCGCAAATAATCAAAGCACTTACGACAGAGGCAACTGATCCAGGCTCATGGTATAGCTTGGAGGGCAACGCGATTCTTGCCGACTTTGGAAACATAAAGCAGTTTTCGGTTTCCGAGTCAAATCACAACGGCGTTACGGTTGAATTGAACGTGCTCTATCGCACGAGTGAGAACGACCCATACGAGGTGCGGCCATGATAGACGTAACCGGTAAGTTTGATGCGTATAAAAAGAAAATAGCTTACATCATTGAGGACATACCAACGGCTATTGCGGTGGGCATTAACTCGACAGCGAAAAAAGCCAGATTGGAAGTTGCTAAAGCAGTTAAAAAGGAACTAGGTCGAGACGTTCCGTTAGAAGCTATAAAGTCTACTGTGCAAATCAAAGCCGTGGCAACGCGAGATAGTCGCATGGCTGTCATGAAGCTAGCAGAAGGCAAGCGTATCTCGTTGCGATACTTCAAGCCACGGAAGGCAAAAGGCGGAGTGACAGTGCAGTTAAATCGCCACATAAAGGGCAAGGCAGGAAGAAAGTTTCTTCCAAAAGCATTCATCGCTGCAAGACTCGGAGGCAAGGTTTTTGAGCGACGCACGCATGGCAAAGGATCTAAGCGATTGCCAATCGATGAACAAATGGGGCCACGTCCAGGCGAGTTTATGGAAGCTCTCGGCGTGCAGGAAATGACAATCGCATTGATTCGAAAAGAGTTACCGAAACGCATTAAAAGAAGAATCAGATTTCTTCTGCTTAGAAAATCCGGCGGACTTCGCGGAAACCAACCAACCCTCTAGGAAAAATCAAATGGCAATACTATTAAAAACAAGAGTTCTCGCGGCCAAGATTGAAACTACATCTGGCACCGCGATCGCTTTAACGTCGGCTGATGCGTCGTTTTGTGCCTACGATGTCAAGATTGAAATGGACATCGAGAGCGAAGCACGAGAAGGCCAAGGATCGTTTGGCGGCATCGCTGCGGTACCTGGCGGTTATAAAGGCAAAGCAACGTTCAAAATCGACTGTGCTTGGGACGGAACTGCAACTGAACCGGCATGGGCCGACACGTTTTTTCCAGCTTGCGGCTGGGTCAAGTCCGGGCAAGTCTTCACGCCTCGCAGCGAGGGACCAGGCAGCAACGTGAAGACGATAACGATCGGCGTGTACCTCGGTCTTGACGGCGCAAGCAGCGGTCCGTTCAAGTCGCTCAGCGGTTGTGCTGGCACGTTCAAACTCGTCTGCCCAACTGGCAAGATGGCATATTTTGAATTTGAGTACAGCGGCGTCTGGGTTCCACCAACGGACGTTGCTCTCATCGTGCCGACGTATCCAACGGCTCTACCATTGCGATACGCCAACTCTACCACGACTTGGAACGGCGTAGCACTCTGCTTGGAGAACATTACGCTCGATGCAGGCAACGAGGTTGTTATGCGTGAGTGTGCAGCAGCGAACGGGTACGAGGCGGCAATGATCGTAGACCGGCACATCAAAGTAACCGGCAACCCCGAGATGAAAAAGATCGCAACCCAGGATCGTTGGACGCAGTTTACCGCGATGACCGAGGCGGCTCTCACTTGGGGTCTGGATGGTCCGACAACAGCAGTGCTCACGATCGCAGCTCCTAAAGCGCAACTAATTAAAGTTGCAGAAGGAAATCGAAACAAGATCGTCATTGACGAACTTGAATGGGCCTGCAATCAAAATGCGTCTTCGGTAGATACTGACTCGACAATAACCTTTACAGCAGCAGTCTAATGCCAGTCTTTTTAGAACCAGACCAGAAGTTTCCTATCGTTCTCGCATGCGACAAGGACAAGCCTGCCGAGTCGCGCCCAACGTTTTTTGCCAAGTCTCAACCAGTGCGGGGCCAGCGGCGAATAGCGAATGTTCTCGATCGGCTCACCCAAGACAAAGAGGTCACATCGGACCAGTTATTTGACGACGCTATCGAGGAATTGGGGAGGGTGCTTACAGGCTGGCAAAACATGGGGCAACCGTATTCGAAAGAGGCCTTGGAGGACGTTTTGAATTACCAGGAATGTCGTGAGTTACTGCGTCTTGTGTCTTACAATCAACACGTAACGTTGGAGGAAAAAAAAAGTTCCGAATAGCAGCGTGCATTAGGCAGGGCTTGCTTTGCAACCACTGCACTGACAAGCATTGCGAAGATATAGGCAGCGATGCTACGCCACTGCTAATCGAGTGCCAGGCGTGCGACGGGCGAGGGTGCGACGACTGCAATCATGGACGAGTAAAGATCGACGGATGCCCGCAAAAGTACTGTCGAGAGATCGTAGCAGCGATCCAACTAATCGACTTGTTTGGCAAGGGATTACCGCCAGTCGCGGGCGGGACACTAGACCAGTCGGTTTGGTTTTTAGAAGCGGTGAAGGTATTAAGTAGCGAGGAAGCACTAGCCAAAGCAGAATCAATGCAATGAGCGAATCGGTAGACATCATAATCAAAGCAGAGGACTTAGCCACGCCGGTTGTGCAGCAATCGGCTAGGGCTGTTGACGGCTTGGATGCGAGTCTAAAGAAGGTTAAGGAGTCTGGCAGCCAGGCCAAGAAGTCAGCCGACTTCGCAAGGATCATTGCATCTTCGCTAGGTGGTTCCGAGATCGGCAACTACATCGGACAGATGGGAGAAGCGGCGGACAAGACAGCACAATTTGCCGAAGTGCAAAAGCTGGGCGGGGCAGGTGCAGTTGCATTTAAGATAGGGTTGGTTGGGTTGGTCGGTACCATCGCGTTTGGTATCGGCAATGCACTTGGTAACGTGATTTTCCAAACTGAGAAATGGTCAAAGAAACTAGCCGAAGCAAACGAGCAAGCTAAAAAGCTAGCGGGCCAGGCCGCTAATATCCAGTCGGTGAAATTCAGCGAAAACAAAGAAGACCTAGAGTTAATTGCTGACCCTGAGCAAAAGAAACAAGCCTACAGCGACTTGCTGAAATCAATCAGAACGGAACTGGTCGGCGTGGAGTCGGCGGTTGTGAAAGGGAAAAAGGAAGTAGCGGAATGGGATGCTGCCTGGATGAAGACCGGCAACCGTGCGGCATTTGCAGAGCAAGCCAAAGCGAAATTAGCAGACGACCAATCGCGTCTCGACGTGATGAATGCGCAGCGTCTTGAGATTGAAAAAATGCTTGGGCCTCGGCATGAAGAAAACGAGGCTATAAAACAAAAGAACGCACTACAAACAAAGTCGGATGATTACGTTGCCAGCTTGCGATCGGAATTGGAATTGCTTCGCGCGAGTAAAGAAGAGCAGGCCGGAATACTTTCGCTAAGAAACGCGATAGGGGAATCAGCACAAGACGAAGTAAGGAAACTGCTCGTAGAAAAAGAAACGATCGCTTTGAACGCTGAAGACGTAAAACAAAAAGCAGCGTTGGTTTCAAAATCCAGTGAATACGTTGCGAAACTACGCGATGAAGTTGCATTGCTAAAACTATCCGGGGAAGAACGGGACGCAATGCAAGCGAGCCAAGATACGGTTGGCGGCGACACGGCAATTGCAGCTGCGTTAATATCTGAAAAGAATCTACTGATTGAGAATCGGGAAATTGAAAAGAAAGCGATAGCCGATAAGGAATCGGAATCAAAACGCATTGCCGACCTAAAAGAAAGTGAGTTACAAAAACTAGAGGAGGAACGAATACTATTGACGCAAGGCAAGGAAGCGGCGGCGGCGTTCGCTTTGGAAAAGCAAGGACTAAGCAAAGGCGATGCGGCGAGGATTGCTAAAGAGC